CTTTCCTTGGCAGGATCCGACGGACGACTGCTGCCTCCCGCCGGTGATGCCATAATGTCCGATATGTACTCCTCATATTCTTTCTTGCGTTGGGGATACCGTAATAATATAGTTTCGATAATCCTCCAGCTTGCTCTGTTAATTCTTTGCATCGATGCTTTCTCCTTTCTGTTGCACCGGTGCAATTTCCGGTGCGGTTGCTATGCTACTCTGTTATATTTGTGCTGCATCTCTTCGATGTCATCTATCAGGTAATACTGGACTGTCATGTCCGGCTTTGCATGTCCCAGTAATTTACTTACCAGCAATACATCCCCAGTCTTGCGATATAACACGCTTGCAAATGTCTTGCGATACACATGCACGGTTGCTGTTATTCGGGATACTCCGCCACGCACAGCCATCTCCTTAGCGAGCTTTTCAATGCCATACTCTTTCATTCTGTTATGCGGTGCCCGATCTGCCAAAAACAGCGGATCTGTCCCAGGCCTGTCCCCGATGTAATTTCGTAGTGCCATCACCGCCACCGGCGTAAGCATTCCGGTACGGTAGGTGTCTGTCTTCTCGGCATAGATTGATACCTGCTTATTTGTCAGATCAATATCTGACACGTTGAGGTAAGAGATTTCACCTACTCGCATGCCGGTACAAATCATCAATTCAAACAAAGCTTTTTCTTTCGGTGTCTGCAGTGCGTAGCGGATAGTTTCAACTTCCTCATCTGTCAATCGTACCTTCTTTTTCTTGATCTGCTTAACCTTATCTACTCCGTCAACAATATTGTCCTGGATATGCCTCTTTTTAAATGCCCAGGAAAAGAATGTGCATAAGTACCGGTATATTGTGGATTTATAATTGTGGCTGATGTGATCACGATAGGATCTAATAGCAAGGTAATCTGTAATATCCTGCGCTGTCACATATTTATAATTCTTATTCACAAAGTCAAAGAATTTCTTTATGATTCCAATATAACTCCTGATAGTTCCAGCATGGAGTCCTGCTGCCACGCTGTCCACACAATACCTCTGCATCAACCACTCATTGTCATGCTCCATAGTCATAGGCAGCTGCTTGATCTCTGCCAACTCGAAATCCTGCATTTTAACATAAAGAGTGATTTTCATGCGGTCAATCTGTTCCTTGCTTAAAAAATCGTTCAATTCATAGGCAACTTCGTTGATCAGGTCGTTTTTCGTCATAAGCGCACCTCTTTCATGTTGCCTAAGGTATCACATTATGATATGATGTCCTTAAGCAGTGAGCGGTAGATGCTATCTTTGGTCGGATGGTCTACCGCTGTTTTTATGTAACGATTGCAGTCCTTCTGCAGCTGGAATTTCAAATTGTGTATTGTGATACTTATTACACTTTTAACATTTTTCCTTTTTCTATCACTCCTTTCACTGTCCGGATGGATTCCGGGAATGCCGCTATTATTTTTTCGCAAAAATCCATCATCCCGTTCTCCTCCACTAAAACATAATGGCATTTCCTTCTTTGTGATATACTAAGCCATCTTGCAGCATTTCTTTCCACTCTTCCTTTGTTGCCTTGAATTTACCAAAGGTAGTTGCATTAACTTCGCACCATTTGCACAATTTGTCCAATGTTTCAAACACAGGGCTTATGGGGCTCCCTTCACTCGTAGTATCCCACAACTGATAGCCTTCTCCCTTCGGTGGTTCGCAGAGTTCCTTTAATTTGTCCTTAATTTGCTTGAAATACTCATCAAATTTAGGGCATCCATACTGTTCTGTATCAATCCCTTTGATCCTCGCAAACTCCTTACAATTTTCACAATATTCCTCATTTTGCGAAGATATACAAAACGAAATGTTATCTACAAAATATCCGTACCAAACTTTATGTAATGGATAATCAAAATCCAGTGGTACACGCTTCAATTCTCTTCCCATGTTTCTCCTCTCTGTTCCTAAAATTTCAGTTTAGATGTTCATAACACCAGACTTCCATCCTGCTTTTTTAGCCTCTTCTGAAAGAATCTCATTTTCTTCAGCTATAGCCATTTTTCTTTGTTGTTTTTCTAAACAATATATTGATAAAATTTCATCCACCAACTCATTAATACTACATAACATATCTCCGTCAACCTCTTCGGTTCGTTCTGCATCATTTAAAATATTTTTTATATCTTCTGCACATTCATGTATTTTTCTCATACAAATGCCCCCATAAATCTTAATATTTCAGTTTAGTTATTTAAATATTTTCTTGCTCTTGCCAATTTCATTGGCATAAATACCATCAGAGCAGCCTCTTTTATCACCTCGCCAGTAATTGTAACAGCCACTTAGTTCAGGATATTCTTCGCATTTTAATTTATAAGGTTCTACGATTGTAGCACGATATATGCCATTAGGAATATGCCCGTACTTTTTAATGTCTTTATCCCTAACTGTACTTTCGATAAAATGTGTAACAGATATTTCTACAATATCTCCTTTTTCAGCTCTTAATAATGGTCTGTCAAATTCATACGGAATATCTTTCATACTTTCTCCACCCTAAATTCTAATATTTGTATTTTTCCAGTATTTGCTGAATTCCTTTTATTTCTGCCGTTTCAGGAAGATTAAAGTCTGCAAACATATAGAAAAATTTACTTGCCAAATTTTTTAAATCCATTTTCATGTCAAGATATTCTCTATATTCTTCTGTCGTCAGATCTTTTACTGAGCTTTCGGATTTATGGATATATTCTTCGAGTTCCTGAAGTTCGGACTCGATTTTTTGCATTTTGTTGTAATATCTGTCATATCCTGTGTCAGTATAGAAATCTTTTGCTTCTTCATATGCAGGCTTTAATTTTGATATAGCTTTTTTTATTTCTTTAGCTTTGTATGTTTCTATTTTTTCAATTGTTTTACTCATCCTATTCCTCCACTAAATTCTAAGTTAGCTTATTAACCTCTGTCCGCATTTCGGACAGTATTCATCGCTCACTTCTGCGTCATTGCATCCGTTTTCTTCCAAGCAGTTTGGACAGATGTATTCGTCCACATGGATCTCGCAGACTTTCATGGGAATCTGCTTCTTAAGCGCCTTTATTCCCATTTGTGCGGCAGCATAAGTTGCATCCTCTACAGGAAAGCTATTCAATTCTTCTATTGCGTCGCTAATTGGAGTAATATCCATAAGTCCAGCAACCTGATCCGTCACTTGTCCTGTGTACAACGCATATTCGTTCATAATTATTTGGATTATGCAATTACCACAACCTGTACATGACTCTGATCCCTCACACGGCATCTCTACATCATCCGGGATACTTTCTCCTCCGCTTGTAAGTGGATTCGTCATTGTACAGCATTCTTCCGGCACCCATACTCCTTCATCAAATTCAACCATTTTTATCATTTTGGCATCTCCTTTCCCTGCCATTGCAGTCCCATTGTTGTGAGTTCACCGTAGGAGAAACACCTTGTAAAGCCTGTCTTGCAATCTCTGGTCTGGACCATATGCGGATAAACCGCTATTACCTCGTATTCCCTGGTCTCGCTGATAAATCGGTGTCGTCCCCGTCCGCGGGTCTCCAGCGGCTCCTCGATGATCTTGTGTTCTGTTTTGATGATAGTGCCTATATGTACATTATGGATGCGCGGCGCAGGATCCAGCAGAAGATTGCCGTCCCAGTCCTTATACTCCTGCATTGTAGTCTCCTTCCTGGACGACTGCTGCCTCTTGGTATCAGCGGCCGCCCCGTGGCTTCGTTTACAGTGTCTATTGTGATTCACTTTATCCAAAAGGCTTATTGATTTTTCTGGGCTGCCAGTGCTTTCTGTACGGCAGCATAGTAATTATTCACTCCTGCAATCAGGATCTCTGTCTCGGTCTTTGCCATTTTTTCGGCGCAGTATTCCAGTCGCCGCTTTTCCTCCGGCGTCATCCGGATGATCTTGCTTATTGTTCTGCTTTTCATCTCTGCGCTCCTTTCGTGTATATACAAATTTGTATATACATCATCCCCACTTGTTATAGGTCAGGGCATCCTCGCTCCAGTCCGGATAATGGTCCTGCAAATACGCTCGGAAGAGTTGCAGCATCTCCTCCCGTCTGCCCTTGTTTCCGTTATCCAGCATCTCATGGTGACTCTGGCAGCCCAATGCACCATTCTGCGGGATCCCGAGACCACCCCGGGAGCGCGGTATGTAGTGCATGATGCTCTGCAGCTGCTGTCCGTACCAGGTGACATCCTCCATATGATATTCCATATGGCAAAAAATGCACTGGTATAGGTCACGCTCCTTAATGATCTTGCGGGATGCCTCATTAAACTCCCGTGCTCTCGCCTGCTTCGACCGCTTCGGCATTGCTATCCGCCTCCTTTATGAGTTCTTCCAGCTTGTCCAAGTATTCGGAGATATCTTTCACCTGCACTCGCGCCGCGCTGATCAGATCCATCTCTGCGTAACGTACCAGATTATCCACTGCTCCACGGATGGACTGGAGATAAGCAGTCCTTTGGTCTGCATCCGGGCAATATTGCGGAAAGTCATTTTCAAGGTCTGTCTGTCCCGGTACCTGCTCTTCCGATTCCATGGTGTCGGTATTCTGATTATCCGCGTCAGTTTCCCGGTAAGACGAGTCATTTGCCTGTGTTTCCGGCTCATTCTGTGCCGGATCCGGTGCGGCTCCCGGGATGGTCATCTGCTCCGGCTTCCTTTCCGGTTCCTTGGGCTTTTTCTTTTCGGTGTTTGCCTTGGTCACACGGGATTCCTTACGCTTTTCCGGTTTTTTCTCTTTCTTGGGCTCATCCTGTTGCACCGGTGCAACTTCCGGTTCTTCCGGTGTTAAGTCTTCGCCATATAGCATTTTGTACTGCTCCTCAGGACTGCTGCCTCCATCTATGAGCGACCGCACTGCAAGGCAGATCTGATCTTCTGTGTATTTATTTCGTTCCAGCGTCTTCAGGTTGACTACCGCAGCACCTTCGGAATTTACAATGATCTGCGTCCTACGCTCTCCCGGGATCCGGACGGTATACACTGCGTCTCCCTGTGGAATCAGTACATCCATGATCTCTGCATTATTTCTGTTTCCACTTGCTGTTTCCATAAAGCATACCATCCACAGCTTCCTGAAGAGCTCTTCCTGTTCCTTACCCAGCTGCCATAGATTTCTTTCCAGTGGTGATCCCTCCGGTGGAAGCATGGGCTTGTCCGTTACGGCTGCTGCCTCTGCCTTCTCAATCTCCACCTCAATGTCAGATACCTGATTTTCAGCCTTTACTTCTGCCTGGATTTCCTTAAGTTCTTCTTTGGTCAAGTTTTTAGGCAAAACCTCATTGATTTCATCCGGGATGGTCAGCATGACGGCCAGCTTGGAACTTCCAATACCTCTGTACTGCTGTTTCAGCTGCTTTGAATTACCGCCTT